CATCAATCAGCGCAATCGCCCGATGTTTCTCTGCCGCTTGGCGCAGTGCCGTCGCAATCTCTGGTCGTTGCGAAAACCCCGGCGCAATCAAAATCTTCGGCGCAAAGCCGAACCGCTGTCGACATTCATCAAACTTCTCAATCGCCGTCGCAATATCATCAGCTTGGTCATCTAACTGCCGGTCGTCTTCCGGTGTCGCATCTAAATCAACTCCAAATCCTTCACGTGCTAACTCTGGAAGGCTGGCTTGTACTGCCGTTAGTGTATTGATAACAATCACAGTTGCGTTGCCTTGTGCGAAAATATCGCGCAGTGCTGCTGGTATCGTGTAACCGATGCCGTAATTATTACCAAAAAACTCTTCACCTTTTTTCAGGCTCGTAATCAGCACTGGTGTGTTGCGATAATCGTTCAAGTTATTGCTTGAAACTGTCGGCGGTGAAGCCGTGCCAACCAGTCCAATAACCGCCGTGCGCACCTCACGCACAGGGCGCAAGCCACGCTCCACTTCAATAAATTCAACCCCGTGTAAGTAACTCATATGCCGTTTTCGTTAAAATTAACTTCTGAAAGTGTCGGTAATTCAGGCTCCGTGAGCGTCTCTACCGCCAGCGTCTTCACAGCAAATCGGATTCCGTATTGCCAAATCCCGTCCTGCTCATCGATAAACTCTTCGCTCACCACACGCATCGGCTCGTAGCACTCCGGCGGTCGCCACCCCTGTAACAGCCTAATGATTTCAAATACATACTCGTAAATTTCATCGTCCGCTGACTTGTTCTCGCTCATCTGCTCCGATACATTGCGATACAGCACCACCACATCAAACAGCATCTCTCGCTCCTGAACCACTGCGCCTAACGCAAGCGATTTCGTCTCGTAACGACTGCCGCTGTTCTGTACCAACACTGCGCCCGATTGCGCCAACAACGCAAACGTCTTCACATCGACTTTCTGCGGTCGCGGTCTAACCACCAGCATCGACTCCACATCTGCACCAGTGCTATCCTTCGTTTTCTTTTTCAGCCGCCTCGATGTTTTCAATCGCGCCACTATCGCATTACGAACTTCAAGACTGGTATCAATCATCTCTCTCTCGGCGATTTCATCAGCCAAAACACCAACGCAATGATGGCGAACACCACAAAATTTGAAACTTGCACATGATTTTCGGCTTCAATACCCAAAAGCGATAGATTCACAAACACCGCATCAATCAGTTCCACTAATCGTGGTTGCAGAAACCAAAAGAGCACCGCCATGATGGCATATTGAATCCACTTTCCGCCTATCGTATTGAACAAATTTTGAATCATCATCAATCAGGTTTTAGGTTGTAAATAATGAATAACCATTCCGCATTCCACAATCCACAATCCACATTCCTCATTCCTCATTCTTCAGTTCGCCGTCTTTGCATAAGAAAAACCCAATGCTATTGAGTGCCATCAAAAGCGCAACCACTTCATTGACCGTAATCCGCTCCATCATAAAGAGCACAAACAAAATGAATGTCAGCACTCCAATCATTGTCGTGCGCTTATTCCGAAGAAAAACGTCTATCATAGTTGATAGTTATTAACTCTTTCTTAACTCTTTTTTTAACTCTTAACTCACGGCTTAAATATCCGTTTCCCTGACCGTGTTGGTCTTGACTGCAAATGCACCCAAGTCGGCGTATGGACAAAGTCTTCGCAGTATAAATCACACTCTTCTAACACGCTTAGGTGTTCGAGAATGAACTTGCGAATGGCTTTGTCGGTATCGTAGAAATCAGCCGCTTGGCAGTGGAGATGCGCCGAGTTCGTAGCACCGCCTACCTTTGCATTGATAGCATGCGGACGGTATCCGCTACTCACACGCATTGGCTTTCCGAACATCTGCCGAAACCGATTGAGCCGTTCTAACAACACGTCCAAGTTCTCGTGTTGCTGTGCCGACAAGGGATACGCCTTATCGCGCCCCATCAAAATTTCCTCACGCGTAATCATATTTCTCACTTCTCACTCCTCACTTCTCACTTCTCACTTCTCACTCCTCACTCCTCACTTCTCACTCCTCACTCCTCAAGTAAAACCCGTCTTTGAACCGTTGGGGTGGTGCATACACGCTCACCCCTGCGTTATCCTGCCGCTCAACTTGCGCTTGACTGCCGACAAAACTCGCAGGCGTAATCGCTGTAAGTTTCTTCATACACTCACGATACAGCACTTCAATACCTTCACTAATCACCTCTCGGCGCATATAGAGATGGCACTTCGTTAGCTGTCGCACCAATTCTTTCACCTCTTGGCTCGGCACGAGCGGTAGAGTGTAGAACTTACTGGCGTGTAAGTGTAAGTCAGAAACCGCACTTTTATTCGCTTCCACAAGTGCGTGTTCGCCGATTTCACCGCTCCCGTTTTCATCGGTCAATTCGATGAGTTTATCCATTGATAAGACTCCAAGCATATCATCAACCGTAATGTATTGCAGTGAAATCGGCATTACATTCTCCTTACGCTAATCGGATACCACGCAAACGTGCCACACTGCGCGGATTGAGCACCGCAAGGTCAAAAAGAAACTCCACCCGCGTTTCGTAAAATGAATTTCCATGCCGCGCCATCGGATAGACCTTCAAGCCGTTTTGCGACGTGAAAAGCGTTACATCGCTCGCTTCACCCGACTTGAACGCATAGACCGACGTGTTCGTATTCGTGTTACCGACCGTTTCATTAAACGGCAACACTTCACCCCCCGATTGATTATACCCCGCATCAATCACGGGAATGCGGTTGAAAAACGTAATCGGCACGCCAAACTCGTTGAGTTGTGTTTCGCAGAGCTCTTTGGCAATCGTGGTCAAGCGTGCCAAGAGCCGACCGTTCATCAAAAGACAATCCGCCCCGCCATCAATGCGCGTCGTGAGCTCCAACAGTGCTTCAACAAACTCCTGTTGCGCCTTTTTTGCTGAATCACTGTTACCCGCAGGTACCGCATTGCCGTTTGCACCTCCGAAAATCTTGTCTTGTGTCGGCACTGACGTCATAACCTCATCGACTTGTCGCTTTAAGCCCACGATACGCGTTTGGTCAATTGTGCCTGTGGCGTTACTGTTGATAAGAATGTCGTTGAAGCTGCCGCCGAGTGCACGTCCAAAGCGCAAGAGTTGGCGTTTGAACTCGCTTGGAATGTCCGAGCCTGTTTCTTCGTAGGCAATATCGACCCGCAAATCGCGTCCGTAGATTTTCAGTGCCAGTGTCGCATACTCCACCGCCGCCGTGACCTTTGACGCAAACTCGTTGTTGAACGCCCGAACCTGAAACTCTGCCGTGCTGTCCGCCGCCTTGCGTTCAATTGTCGCAATCCCCGACTTCGTAAAAAAGTGCAGGTAGTTCAGCACAGGCGCATAGCGCATCACTTCGCCGACTACCATCCGCGATAACTCATCGCTCCCTGAAATCTGATTTAATCGCATAGTGTTGATAATTAAGAGTTAATCGTTAATCGTTGAGAACCGAGAATTGAGAATTGAGTATTGAGAACCGAGAAGTTCAACTCCGCACCCCTCACTCCACACTCCGCACTCCGCACTCCGAAATCCTCAATCCACAATCCACACTCCACACTCCTCGCTCCTCGCCCCTCACAACCCCGTTTAAAACGCTTTAAACCCCGTTTAATTTTTACGATCTCCCCTTAAGACGACCTTTGGTATATCCCCGCCATTTTTGCCCTCTCAAATTGGCTTTGTAGCGTTTTTAGAGCATCAGTGCTTTCGCCCTGTATCTGATGCGTGGCGGCTTCGCCAAATACCATAACAGGCTTCTTTTCCGCAATCATTGCCATGAGCCGATTAAGCGATGTATCGGTTTCGGTTTCGCCGTCGCCTTTTGAAAAGGTTCTGGGCGTTGCGTTATCCAAATCTTCAAAGACGGCTATCAGCGTTTCGTGATACTTTGGCGGCACACGGTCGATGTGTTTGTCTAAAAAGGCTTGGAACTCGGCGCGGCGAGCTTTCTTTTCGGCTTCAGCTTTTTCGCGCAACATTGCCTCACGCTCCGCTCGCAGAGATTCAAGTTCCGACTTCAATTTCTCCACCTCTTCACGAGAGTACGCTCCCTCTCCCACTGGGAGAGCACTGGGGTGAGGGCGTTCAAACGCCCGCTTCACCCGCTCCATCAATTCACTAAACAGCATCATCACGCTCGATAACTCTGATACCATTTCCGCCTCTTCGATTGAGAACGACGACTCAATTTCTTCAACGACGTCCGACGCGCTCGCCCGTTCAAACGCCGCTTCAACACCTTCGACCGCCGGCTTATCCACCAAGCCGATATGAACAATCTCGCCCTTCTGCCCAATCGCAATCGACGGCTTATCAAACTGCGCCCGCTTCAAGAGCTCCACAAACGCATCAGCAAAACTCGACGGCACCGCCGAAAGATAGACTTCACCGCCTCGCTCATGCAGTTTTAACTCACTTTTCTTCGCAAAGCCAAGAATCGGTAGGTGATTCGAAGGGTGTTTTATCGTGTAGGGAATCTGTTCAGGGCTATGGGCAAGCGTGTTTTCGTACAATGCTCTGACTTTTTCCGCCGTCCATACCCGCTCGCCCTTGGCAGGGTTATGAACACCTGTCTTAAAAATCAAATGTCGCTTGTATGGCATATCGCGCTCGTTAAGTTGATGAACGAGGCAAAGTTCAGCAACCTTTCTATCTCATCTTACAAATTTGGGTTATTAAAATAGGTTTATAGCGTCATTCACCACACTTTACCCATCTTACTTCCCTTAACCTAATAACTCAACTACAATGGATAAGCTCGTGGAGATTCTATCATTGCTACCGAAGGAAAGTATTGGCGTAGTCGTGGTTTTTGGCGCGCTGTTTTATCTGCTTTACCTCTTTTACAAATCCTCAGAACGCCGATTAGATAAACTCTTTGAAGATAAACAAACCCTCTTTCAACACTTTATCGAAAGTGAAGAATCGCGCTTTGAAAAACTCATGCAACGCCACGCCGAAGAAGAAATGCGCCGATACAAAGCCCTTGAAAAACTCATCGAAACACAACAAATGACCGTCGCTATTTTAGCTCGGGTTGAGCTAAAAGTAGATACCATGAACCAAAAAATCGACGGCTTCGGCAATCGGATTGATTCACTACACATCGAAACCTTAAAAGCACTCAACAAATGACTCAAGCCACGAAACTTATCGCACGCGGTCGCCTTGTAGAAATCAAAACGGAAATCGAAAAGTTGAACCTACTGGTAGAATCCGACTTAGACAGCATCTTGCTTATCATCAGCACTCCTTACAAGAGTGCATCATCGATTCCCGTCGATAAACTCTGTGAAGTCACCAGTCGCCTTTCAAACACCGTTAAACAACTCCGCACGCTTGAAGCCGAAGCCGAAAAACTCGAAGCGTAACCAACTCCCTCTCCCACTGGGAGAGGACTGGGGTGAGAGTCACCTTCTCCCTTTGGGAGAGGGTAGGGGTGAGGGATAAAAAAAAAGAAGAACAAGCAATGAAACGACAGTTCTACGACGATGCCATGCGACTCTATGTGCGCGAACAACTCTCCTTCGAGAGTATTGCAAAACTCTTTTCTATCAGCGAGCGCACCCTTCGCAACTGGGCAAAGAACGGCAACTGGTATCAAAAGCGAGACGAGTTCCTTAAACAAAATACCGCTTTGAGCGACTTGCACTACCAAGTCTCCACCTTGCTCTTAAAGCGCGTGTTGGCTCACCTGCAAAGTGCCGACTTGAACGGCAAAGACGGCTTCGATGAACGCATTGAGAAAATGATTCAAGCCGCCGCCCGCCTCTCCCCACAAACCGAACGTGCCCGTAAGTTCGAAGACTTCCTGAAACCCAAATCCGAAAAAAACACCATCTCCCAAGAAGAACGGCTGAAACTGCTCCAAGAACTCGGAGTCATCACCGAAGAAAGCGAGGTGCACCATGCCTGACCTTCACACCGCACTCCATAATCCGAAGTCCCTTGTCGCTAAACTCTTGCTCCCTTACCAAAAACGCTGGCTCGCCGATACGAGCATGCGCAAACTTGCTCGCAAATCCCGACAAATCGGCTTCTCTTGGACACAAGCCCTCGAAGATACCCTCGATGCCGCCACAGGCAAATGGAACATCTGTATCACCACCAAAGATAAACTCCTTGCAAAACAATACATCAATGACTGCCGATTCTGGGCGAGTAAACTCAAACTCCTTGCCGACTTCGGCGAAACCCTTGACCAAGACACCCTCTACCGCCTTGAGTTCCGAAGTGGAAAGAAAATCGAAGTCGTCTCCTCAAACCCCAGTGCCGTCATCGGTCGCAGAGAGAAAATTGTCATTGATGAATTCGATTCACATCATCAGCAAGAAGCCCTCTTCGAAGCCGCCGAACCATGCACCACTTGGGGCTTTCCGCTCATCATCTTTTCAGCGCATTACAACGATAAATCTACCTTCTTTAACGACCTTATCGCTAAACACCAACACTACGGCTTTTCACTGCACACCATCACCTTTGCACAAGCCGTCCAAGAAGGACT